ATGTGGTATCATCATTCAAGATAAAGTACTTCCATGGTTCAGGTGGTGGTGGTGTAGTCACTAAGGGTGCATTGAATCTCACCAGGGCATTGGAGATGTATGAGGACTTCGATGTGTTCACTATGGGTCACATCCACGAGAATGCTGCACGCAATGACGTCAGAGACACCATCTCAAACCATTCCAAAACAGGTTGGAGACATGAACACAAGCAGATTCACCTGATGCTCACAGGAACATACAAGGAAGAGTACGGTGATGGCTCCAAAGGGTGGCACGTTGAGCGTGGTGCGCCTGTTAAACCAACCGGAGGTCGCATTCTTTTCTTCGAATCTGAGCGCCTTGAGCGAGATGGTCAGAAAAAAGTTTACAAAAACATCGATTCTATGAAATTTCCTTTGTAAATTCGAGGGTTCATAATTGTTTTGAGGGGTGGAAACGCCCCTTTTTTTGTGTTATTTTGTGCATAGATGAAAAAAAATGTGAAAAAAGTTTTGCAGATATGAAACTATTGTATAAATTCGCAGTATAAATTTCAAAACAACGCTATGAGAAAACTAGACAAAATTATCCAAATGCTTAAAGACGAAGAGTCAAAACTTTGGGTAGCATTAAAAAACTCTGAGTTAACATTCGGAAGAGAACACGAAGCTACTAAGATGGCACGTGCAAGATGGTCAACTACATTAGAAATCTTAAAACGAATCGAAAATGAAAACAATTAAATTCTTATTCTCTGACCTCAACCAAGACGAGCGTCAGATTCTCGGTGGTGTGATTACATTCATCACAGGTACAATCTTCATGATTTGGTTGGTGTCAACTGTGCGACCACCTATGGTTGACCACAATTCAACCGACTACCAAACGTATCAGGAGGCAAGCTATGAACTTTCTAAATCTTATTACAAATACGCAAATCGCATCTACAATGAAAAGTACAATAATTGAATTGGGTGACTACTTCACCACGATGACAACCGCTGGAGTAGAGATTGAAATCGAACTTGAGGACCATGGAGATACGCCAACCAATGGTCACATCATTGCCGAGTACACCATCCTGGTTGTCGATATGTTAAACTACAAAATAATAAACAAACAATATGCTGAACATCTTACTATTAAGGAAACGAAAGAATGCGATGAGTACATCGCTCGAGCCTATGAAAACAATTACTTTGAGGATGCCATTGTCCGAGCGCACGATGACGAAGATGAATGGGGTTGGTTCATTTAACCGACCAATCCTTGACCGATATTGGACTACATTCAACCACGATCTATATCGCAGAATTTGTGAAATTAAACACCAAGAGATATGAAAACACCGGTAGATTTTTTAGAAGAAATGATGACCATCGCACTGGGTGAGCATCACATGAGTTTATTCATCAATGAATTTAACAGAGCCAAAAAAATGGAAACTAAAAATAAACTTGAAAATCAATTGTTCTTTGGGAAGGTTTCTGAAATTATTGGATTTGAGAAAACAGTTGAACTATTGAAGGAATCAAAACAAGCAATTCAAGAGATATGAAATTCAAACTCACATACCACATCGGGACCAAGGTTGTCCAGGAGTGGAACTTCCACAGCAAATCACTCGCCTATTGGTACAAGAGTGAACTGATGTGGTCAGGTAGATACAATGATGGGAAATTTAAAGTACAACCAATATGAACAACATCGAAAAAATCAAAGAACTAATCAAGAAAGATAACCTATCAGGCAAGTCAAGAATCCAAGAGGACAGTTATCGCAGATGCTATCTCATGAATGAACTCAGAGAATCCGGGATGACAATGGTTGAGATTGGTAAGCTATTCAAGAGACACCATGCACTTGTCATCCACAACATCAGACAACACAAATGGATGGTTGAGATAAAAGACAAGGTCTATGCTGAATACACAAGTCAATACAAGTTCATTTTGGATGGTGTGGATAGGCAAACAACCAGGAGCCTTGTTGAGGACATCATGAAGTGCAACAGTTATGGTTCACTGAAAGTAATCAAGAGCAGAATCAAGAGAGGCATCTATGCTCAGAAAGCTGTGACGCAATGACAGTTCTCTTATTATACCGCTTCTGAGATATATACTCTTTTTAATTATTTTTTTTTGAAAAATTTATCGTCACATCGTCACGCTTTTGCTGAAAGTCAATACAGGACTGAGATACAGGCGTGACGATAATTTAAAATAGCGTCACGAATCGTCACAAAACCACAATTTTTTGTACATTAGCGTCACGAAAAACAACTATGACATGAAAGTATCAGTATTTCGCAACCTGTTTGCGAGTAAGGAGACCCCTTACATTCTAACAATTAACGACATTTGTAACCGAATCAAGAACGGCACACCTGACTTGATACGCAAAATCAATGCAATCCGCTCACTGGAGAAGTCAGACCCGGAACATGACCGCCTCAAATCATCCTTGAATGCAATCATGTTCAACGGAATCTTCACCGAGCGCAATGACAATAGCTTGGTTGAGCATAGTGGATTGTGCATCCTGGACTTTGACCAATATCCAAGCAAGAAAGTAATGGATGCAGAGAGACAGCGACTCATCGATGACCCTCATGTGATGATGGTGTTCACATCCCCATCAGGCAATGGGTTGAAAGCAGTCATCCGAATCCCAAAATGCGACAAGGTTGAACACAAGCGCAGATTCACTGCATTTGGCAAGTACTTCCAATCTGAATACTTCGACCATAAGAACTCAAATGTGAGTCGAGTATGCTTTGAATCCTATGACCCGAAGATATATTTCAATGAGTTCTGCCAAGAGTTCAACGGCATTGAACACGATCAAGGATTCAACTACACTGAGCGCACACCAACCTGTGTACTCAATGATGAGGATAAAATCATTAGCCTGATTGAACGCTTCGACCATGGTTGTGAGTTCGTTGAGGGCAGTCGCAATGAGTTTGTGTTCAAATTGGCAGCTGTACTCTGCGAGTATGGCATCCATAAGGATACAGCAGAGCAATACATTTGGACCAAGTACTGCCAAGGGTCATCATTCTCCGAGCAAGAAATGGTCACCACCATTCGAAGTGCATACAAGAAAGCCACATTCGGAATGAAGTACTTCGAGGACAAAGAGACCTTTCAGAAAATCAAGCAGAAGCTCAAGAGTGGTATCTCTGAGGAGGACATAAAAAAGCAACTGAATGTCAGAGCTGATGTGGTTGAAGATGTCAAGAAAGAAATCAAGACAGGTGATGACATTTTTTGGTCAAAGAATGACAAGGGGGCAGTGAGCATCGAGCCACTCAAATACTCTGAGTTCCTGGTCAAGAACGGATTCAACAAGTACTATCCTGAGAATGCAGAGAAGCCAACCTTTGTCCGGGTGATTGAGAACAAGGTACGAATCTCCAGCACTGAGCAGATTAAGGACTTTGTACTTAGCTATCTGATGGACAAGCAAGAACTCGATGTATGGAATTACTGCTCAAAGTCAACGTTTTTGTTTACTGAATCCTTCCTGAACATGATTGACAGCATCAATATACTCATGCTCCAGGATACAAAGGATGCCTCATTCATTCCATACAAGAATGGAGTGGCTAAGGTGACCAAGGATGCAGTCGAATTGATGTCATATATCGATGTGGATGGCTACATTTGGGAGAATCAAATCATTCAACGTGACTTCAAGTTGATGGAAGACCCAACAAATGACTTCCAAAACTTTGTGAGCAAGGTATCAGCGGATGATTCTCAGCGCATCTCAGCTCTTGAAACCACACTCGGCTATCTTATCCATACTTACAAGGATAAAACTGATCAGAAAGCCATCATATTCAATGACCAAGAGATTGATGACAACCCGAATGGAGGCTCAGGTAAGTCACTGATGTTAACAGCCATCGGCAATCTGCGCAAAATTGTGAAGATAGATGGTAAGAGCTTCAATCCAAGTAAGTCAGATTTCGTTTATCAGCGAGTGAATCTCGATACTCAGATACTTGCATTCGATGATGTCAGAAGGAACTTTGATTTCGAGCAGCTATTCAGCCTCATCACTGAGGGAATTACTGTGAACCGCAAGAACAAGGATGAAATCTTCATTCCATTTGACCGCTCACCAAAGATTGTCATCACAACCAACTATGTCATCAGTGGTGCCGGGTCATCACATGATCGCAGAAGGCATGAATTGGAGTTCTTTCAATACTTCCATGCCAAGCGAAGTCCACTCGATGAGTATGGTCGATTGCTATTCGACTCATGGGGTGAGAATGATTGGTTGAGATTCGACAACTATATGATTGGATGCCTTCAGAATTACCTACAATTCGGACTCGTGAAATCAATCAGCATCAACGCAGATGCCAAGCGATTCATCCAAGCGACTTGCAAGGACTTTTTTGATTGGGTTGAGGAAGGCAATCTCCCTGCATCAGTTTACCACTACAACTCAGCCAAGTTGCAAGAGTTTACATCTGAGTTCACAGGATTCAAGGACCTGGAGCCACGCAGATTCCTCAAATGGGTTCAGGCATATGCCGACTTCAAAGGATACAAGATGACCAAGGGAAGGAACCACAACGGCAGATACTTTGAATTGGAAGGAGAACAGTCAACCACACCGACTGATGGTGATGTGTGGGATGAATTGAATGATAAAGCTAAAAACCTATGACACGACAAGAAAGACAAATCCTCAAGGATCTACAACTCAAGCACAAGATGGCTAAATATCCAAACATGAAGCCTGAGATGATTGCACTGACACATTGGAACGACAACTCAGCGAATGAACTCACCAAGTCAGTGATTGCATTCCTCCAGTTCAATGGATGCCAAGCTGAGCGAATCAATACAATGGGTGTGTATCGCAAAAAATACCGCACTGATGGTGTTGCCATTGGTGGTCAGTGGACCAAGGGAACCGGAACACCAGGTTCAGCAGATATCTCTGCCACGATCAAGGGCAGAAGTGTGAAGATTGAAGTCAAGTATGGCAAGGATAGGCAGTCACAAGCACAAAAGGACTACCAAAAAGCCATCGAGGAAGCTGGAGGCACATACATCATCGTGAAAACTTTTTCAGATATGCTGAAATTTTATGATTAATTTGTAAAATCAATCAAATAAAGTTTTATATTTACAATCAAATACATACAATTATGACAACAACAAGGAAAAAAACCGAGGAGTCGGTTATGACAACACTCAACATTTGGCAGAAGCTACACGCTGCCAAACAGCAGATTGGCAAGGTGTCCAAGAATGCAACGAATCCACACTTCAAGAAATCGTATGCTGATATCAATGCACTGCTCGATACAGTGGAGCCAATCCTCCACGAACATGGACTGCTATTGTTGCAGCCTGTGGTTGGAAATGATGTAGTGACTCGTATCATCGACATCGAATCAGGAGAGCAGATTGAATCATTCATGAGTTTGCCTCCAATTGTAGACCCTCAGAAAGTATTGGCTGCCGTTACCTACTTCAGACGAGGTACCATTCAATCACTTCTAAGCCTTCAGGCAGTTGATGATGATGGAAATACAGCAGCATCGGCAGCAACAGGAAAGCCAAAGATTGACAATGCTCGATTTGAGAAAGCACTTGAATCAATCGCCAATGGCAAGTATACAGCAGAGCAGTTGGTTGCCAACTATGCACTCACTGAAGTCCAACTCAAAGCATTGAACCTATGAAATGGCATCCATCGCAAATAGGGAAGCTGATGACCAACGGAAGAGGGAAGTCAGAAATGGGCGAAACTGCCAAGAGTTACATCAGACAGTGTGCCAAGGAAGCATTCTACAACTACACTACTGAACTCAACAACAAGTATATCTTCAAAGGTAGGGAGCAGGAACTCGAATCCATATCCCTACTCAATGCAGTGCGCTTCACTAACTACCGAAAGAATGAGGTCACTATGGAGAATGACTACCTCATCGGGACAGCTGATATTGTCCTGGACAACAAAATCATCGACATCAAAACATCGTGGTCATTGGATACCTTCCCAGCTACACCTGAGGAGGGATATAAATCTGACTATGAGTGGCAGTTGAGAGCATACATGATGTTGTACGATCGTGGAATGGCTGAACTTGTGTACTGCATGGTGACCACTTGGGATGAGTACCTGAACGAATGGGAGAACCTACAACTGCACCGAGTCGACCATATTGACCCGGAGAAGAGAATCACTGTCCTATGGTGGGACAGAGATGAGGATAAAGAGATTCAGATGATTGAGCGCCTCAAGCTGGCATCTGAGTATTATGACGAGTATTATAATCAATTAGTAAATAAGTAGTATGGCTGAGAAAACAAGGCAAATGAACATCAGACTATCTGAAAAACAATACAAAGAATGGCAAAGATGTCTTGAAAGAACTGACCTAACAAATACGCAACTTGCAAATCGATTCATTGAATGGCTTAAAAATTCTGATGATTTTGAGGTGAATAAAAAACGAAATGATGACAAGTTATACAGCAAAATCATTAAGTCAATTGCATCTATTCAAGCAAGGTCAATAATTGAAATTAAAGAAGAACATCAATTACCTTGGGATGTTGATGGCTATCAAAAAAGATTAACCGAATATCTAATCAAAAACAAATAAAATGGAAGAGTTAAAAACAAAAGGCACAATCCACCACATCGGTGAGTCAAGACAAGTGAGTGAGAAGATGAACCT